TCAATTTCACCGGTTCATGCTCCCCCTCGACAATGCCCTTAAGGATGTAAAGCACATCGTGGGCCGTCGGTGCCGCGTTGTAATCGTCGTCACCGTTACGCCATTGAGGAACCAGGAGCGACACGGGCCAGAACGTAGACGCGCCGTCCGTCATGAAATGCGGGTAAAGCTCGATTACCAGCTTTGCGCGCTCCTTTTTCCCGTCGGTGAACGTGCGGGTGAGCCAAATATCTATTATCGCCTTGCCGCAAAATTCGAATGGCCGCTTTTCGGTAGTGACAAATGGTGTCACAGTGTAGGATTCTACCGTGCATTTTGTGCGCTTCACTTTCCAAGCTCCTTTCCAATGGGCAAGTCAAACTTTATTTTAAGCGCAACCAAAATTTCGCGGAGCAGACCGTTCTGTTCTTTTAGTTCGCCTGCAAACGCTTCGAACTTTTCGTCCCCGTCGTTTAGACGGGTTGCATGGTTTTTGATTTGTTCCTGCACAACCGCAAGCCCGGTTTTCAGCTCCTGCACTTGTTCGTCGCGAAGCTCGGTTTGCGCCTTGCGCTGCTCCTGGATCAGTTCGGTTTGCGCCTTTGCGGCCTTTGCTTCGCTTGTGCTTTTAATCGCTTTTACAAGTCCGGTGATACCGGTTATTACGCCAGTCAAACCTGCAAGAAATTTTATTATGTCAAGACCGGTAATATCCACTATCATATTTCTCCGAACACGTTAAACATCATGTATCAATCGGGTAAGAATAGCCGGCACGCTTGATTCCCCATAGGCCATGCTTTGCGGTAATACTTACTACGGCACCGCCGCTAAAATGGAACTCCTGTGCACTTGAGGAGGTATTGACAATAATGAACATTCGACCGTTTTCCATTGAATCCACGGCAGCTTCTGCCGCCGACACGCTTGCAGAATCCGTGACTTCAATAGCAATTTCGCCACAAGAAATCTGGGATGTTACAAGGCCATCAACTTGAAGTTTACCGACAACGCGGCTATCGCCGTTCATCTGCGTCGGGCCGAGGGACAGCTTTTCATTTGCTTGCGACAAGCTCTTGACAAGCATAGCCTCCACCTCAACTCTATTGTTGTTGTTGGAGCGTGCCTTAATAGTATCAACCGACATGTTTGCGGCATCGACCGTACCTGCCGACAAGGAATAAAGGCCGGATATGGACGGCTTATTGTCCCCAGGAACCCACTCGGAACCTCCAACCTTGAACTTTACGGCAGCTTCAATGATTCCAGCAGCAAGAGAATAAAGGTCCGTTATGGAAGGGCCGACGTTCTCAACATTTTTCCAGGTGGATGCGCCGACATTGATTTCGTCTGTCTTGATTGGGCCCATATTGCCGTCTGCGAGCCAGTTAGCCAACACGGAAAGCGCAAGGGCCTTATTCTTCTGTCCTATCGGGTTTCCCGGCTGAATCAAAACCAGTATGTCATCAAGTGTTAGTTCCGTGGCGCGTGGCAGCATTGACCCGGCAATCGGGGCATCGGGTATTTGTCTGTTGTAAGGCATGGAGAGTTCCTTTTTGTTAATGCGTAATAGTAACGCCTTTATTTTCAACTTGAATTTCAAGTTCCATTAAGGCTACCAGGGGTTGATTTAGGTAAGCATCATAAATGTTGTAGTCATCCATACGGACCACGCTGCCAGATAAAATAGAAAAATCAAAGGCCGCAGCCTCCCCAATATCAATAGCAACATCCTTTTCCTCCCAAGCATTCCACTGGGTAAAAGCCAGTGTGAAGTCTGCAGGGGCCGGGCTAAAATTCCCCGTGAGGGAAACCTTTATTTCACCAGCAATTTGTCCCGGAGGGGTCTGAAGGTCCTTTGCCCCAGTAGATAGTAGGCGAGCCCGGGTGATACGCACGGGGGAACCTCCTGGAACGGGGGTCAACTCAGAGCCGCCCTGAAAAGTATTCATCACCTTGGGGGTGACTGGGGTATCAGCAGCCACAGAGGCAGACGCATCCCGGTGGGTCCCGTCAAATGCATAATTAACGGGTATAGAGAACAACAAGTTTAATTTTTTCATGGGTTTACCTCATTAGGATTTAAAAAGTTTTAGGGGGCTGTACCGCCCCAAGATGAGGGTATCTGAGCAAGTTCTGCAGAACCAGATATAGTATCTATACCGCAATTATGAAAAGTATCGGTATGGCTTGAAGGTGGAGTTGCTTGTGAAATAAGCTGCGAATACATAGAATATATCCCACTTTCTATTTTCTTACAATTATAAAAAGCATATCCAATATACACAACATTATCGGTGTCCAGATTAGGCATAGCTTTAAGAGAGGTACACCCATAAAACATTGAACTCATATTCGTAGAACTTTCTGTTGACAAAAGCTCAATATTCTCTAATTTACTACACCCAAAAAACATAGATGCCATAATTTTGACAGAAGATAAATTCCCATTGAAATAAGTTAAGCTAGAACATTTTCTAAAAAGAGACGTGACATCAGTTAATAAAGAAAGATTCCCGGTTTCAATAATCTCAACTAAATTTAACGAATTGTGGAAAGCATTATCAAAAGATCCCTTCCAACTTGAATTTTCTTTAGACCAATCCCAAATATTTTCATTTGTCTCAATCTTATTCCAAGCCCCATCAGTTCCAACTCCATCAAGTTCAGGATTGTAGCTATTATCGGAGAATCTAAAACGCATAGACATATCACCAACAGAGGGTAATACATCTTGGCCAATGTATATACCATTTCCTTTGTAAATGCTAATTCCTTTGTATAAGTTTAAGTCCTTCATTTAAACTCCTGTGTAATACGGAAGTACGCCTGCCTCATTGCCCAAAATGACTAGTATTTCGTTAATTTTGTCAATTAAGGTGTCTATTGTCACGCCGTCATTGTGCCGCAATCTGCCAATAAAAGTGCTTGCCCTTAAAGGTATGGTTTTTTGAACTCCATTTGATTGAAGTTGCAGTCTGTGTAAACTTAAATCATATCTTAAATACCCTTCATATTCTGAATTAATGACTGCATCTACTGCCGGTTTCTTTTGTCCGATAACTACACCGCTCAACAAGTGCGGTGTACCTCGCCAATCTTGGGATATATCCATAGATATTCCACGAGTTGTTTCGTTGGAACACATATCTCTTCCAACGCCACCACAAGCATTTGCCTGATAGGAAAATGAAGATATATCTGCTTCACTATTATCAATAAAGAAACTTCCACTAGGAGCAAATAGATAGCATTGTAAAAATCTCAATCTCATTTGATTTGGATATAATGTCGTAACCTTGAAAATTCCTCCAGTTGCACCAGGGTAATTTATTCTACAATGAGTGAAAAAGAATGAGCCAGACTTGTTTGCAAAGTCTCCAGTATCCCACATTACTTTCTGTGTCGTGACATTGGAACCTTGAAAACAACATCCTTCAAAAAATGCCTGACAACTATTCTCGTGACGGATTTGTACATTATTGGAACCCAATGTTCCTGTTCCGCCCTCAAACCAGCAATTCGTAAATTTAGAGTAAGTAGTGTCTAGGTACATTGAGTTGGCATTATCCCAAAAGTTGCAATTCTCAAAGTAAATTGCGTTACCTCTCAGTTTCACACCAATTTGAGAAAAATATACATACAATTTGTCAAAGAAAGCTATTGAACACCTCAACCTCAAAGCTGCGACAGCTGCGTGGTCAATGTATATATTGTCAAAGAAACATTGAGTTACTACTGAATCCTCTGTGAAGTTTCTGATGCAATAATTAGACGTATCTTGGCCAAAAATAATCAAGTTGGACAACCTAACTTCATAAGTCTTAGAGGAAGAGGTGCCAATGACAATAGAAGAATTGTTGAATAAATATATCTGATTTCTGTTGTTGCCTCTTATTGTCGTATGTCCTGGAACAAAAATATCAGAATATACTCCATAAGAGTCAGATGTAAAAAGGACATAAATGCCTTTTTTTCCACTTACATAATTGATTGCCGATTGTATGGCAGCACTATCATCAGTGACACCATCACCAACAGCCCCAAACATTTCTGGAGTCACATAGTCCTTGATTGTTTTTAACTTCAAGGCATCCGAAAATTTTGGTTCAGTTAAACTATCATCTTGTACCGTCGTGGTTGCTTCAGGATGTTCTTCAAGCCATGACGCAACTGCCTCTTCAGTAGGTTGAACAAATAAACTTTCTATCTCATTTTCTCGGGCTGTTGCCCTAGAGGTTTCAGCAGTCAGACCTTGTCTAGTTGCAAAAAAATTCTGCTCCTTTGAATGATTAAAAGTTTCATTCAGCAAATCGTCCTTGCTCATCTTCGCAGTACCACTCGGCCCGTCCACGGGTATCACGTCGCCCGCGCGGAAGGCGGTGATGCTTGTCGCCCAGTCCTTAATCCTTTTGAATAACATAGACATTTTATGCCCTCCGTTTAATTTGTTTCAAAACTTTCGTTTGTTGTTAAGTAGTCAATCCCGACCACCACGTTGTCCGCATCGTCCACAATCAAGTAGCCCTCATCGTCCACCATAGCGTACTCGGTATCCGGCCACCGCTGGTCTATCACCAGGGGTTGTCCGTTGTCTTCCAGGACTATGAGCCCCCAGAGTTCCCCATCCTCGCAAGAGAGGAATGTGCCCTGCCCAAGATCGACACCCGAAGCCGCCGATATGGTTCTTACTTCGTCTATATCCGGTTCGGGCATTCCCTGGCCGAGAACGAAATAAAGACCCGCGGGCCATACGGGACAAAGAACCATGTCCGAAATGCCAAGGGCTATCCTGAAATAGTTATAAATAGCCTCGTTTGTTGGCAAGTCCTCAGTTCCGCTGCCCAAGCGAATCCTCATTCTCAGCTGCTCGTCGGTTTCTCCAATTTGGCGTTCAACACCAAAGTAGAGGCCATAATAGTCAAGCATTGGACCAACTGCATCGTCAATGTTGAAATCGTCCGAAATTTCACGGAGGGCTGTTTCAATTTCGTCTGAAAATTCAAGTGCTGCGTCGATAACGCCGAGTAGCTTTGTACTCTGCTTATATTGCTCTGGAACGTACTTTCTTTGTTCCAAGGAATAATTTGTTATCGGCTCACTCATAGACTATTCTACCACAAACGAAATCCTATCATCTTCAAGTGCGGCGTAGCTAAAGAACGAAACAGGAATCCTCTTGTCCGTCTCGTAGCTTGCGGAACTGGGTGCCGTGTCCGGGCTGTCAGTTACAGCAACGGAGCACGTTGCCACGCCAATACCCGGAACATCGTAAAGTCCCTGGTTGATTCGTGTCGAAATAATATCCTTGCCGAGGGTATATTCCTTTTCGGCCCATTCTACAAGGGCGTCCTTTACCGCACTTTGACCTGGGAAGGCTTCCTCATCGTAAAGCGAATACGTGACCTTTACCCAAAGATATACCGCCGTTGGGCGGCTAAAGCTGATTTGCTGCTCGATTCCGTGGCTGTCGGTGATGTTTACTGAAGTATTGCCGTATGACTGGATGCCCGCGGGCTGGTTCTCGTAAATGCACTTCGCTATTTCGGTGTCGTTGCCGCCAACGACAAGCGAGTTGAACGATTTGCCCGGTATGCCGTCCGAATCGGTATCAAAACCACGGTTGGACTTGACAAGGGCCGAAGAAACGCCTCGGACATCGAGAAGGGCGGCTTCTATTGCCGGGTCTGTCGCGCGGCTCTTTCTCACCCTTGCAGCGGCTGCACGGCGAACCCTCAAAGATTCGTCGGATTCCAGGTCCTCGCCGGGGTCACCTGCCACGTAGTTGTAAACGGAGTTCCATCCGCTTACGCCGACGGCAATGGTGTCTAGTTCTCCAATTTCGCAAGTCTGCAACCCTTCATTGACGGCAGTAAAAGAACCTTTTTTACCGGAAAGAATAATAAAATCGGAAGGCATCGAGCCTGTAATGCCAACGGGCGAATCGTCCATAGAACGAACGACAATTCCTCGTGTCGTAATTTCGGAATAGCCACCGGCATTATGAATGGCGGTTGCCAGGACGGCGATATTGCTAGCGCTTGTCGAGTTGTTCAGCGTCACATCGCCAAACGTGAAATGGAACACATATTCCGTATTCTTCGAGGATCCGTTGTCAATAATCAGTAATTCGTCACAAGAGGCGCGGGAAATTGTCACGGTCTCGTCAAGCGAGAAGTTCAGGTTGCCGCGTTGCCGCTTTGCGAGTGATCCAGCCGGGATCGTCGCGCTGTCACCGCTAGTATAGAGGACGGCATCGACGGTGCAGGGAAGGGCCGGTTTACGTGAAACGCCGTTGAAGGCAGCACGTGCGTCGAGCGCCGCGCCTACGGCCTGGTTCGGGTCGAGGCTGGAGTAAATCTCCTGTGCGAGTTCCCAAAGGTCGTTATAGGATAGGGCGAGCTGCGAAACGAGGAGCCCGTTGGGGCTGTCCACGGCGGTTTCGAAGGTTACGCCGAAAACTTGCTTGAACTTGTTTTCAAAATCAACGCGCAACTCCTGGAGCGTCTTTCTGTTCAGGCCGGTAGGTGTGACAAATTCGCCCATTAGATAGTTCCCTCTGCAATTTCGCCCGCTGTTCCCTGCACCCTGAAATCGACGGTAAGGCGGCGGTGTCTCACGGAAAAAGTCAATTCGAGCGAAAGTATCGTTGCCACGCCGTCCACGCCCTTGATAACCGAGG